CCAATTTCCGGTACCCAGTCAGGTACATCAAACTCCAGCCTGTTCAGTGCTTTGATCATCGAATTAATCCCTTGGATCACACTGTTCGCCATCTTTTCTATCCCGCTTATGATCGTATTGATGACACCTTTGATCCCATCCCAGATGCCGTGAAAGATCTCTATGGTCTTTTCCTTCATAGCTGTCCAGATAGATTCCCAGTTCGCTTTGATCTTTCCCAGAATCGCATCGATCTCAATCATGATATTATTCAGTATAGATGATATCGCTGACAAAATCGCGTTCAAAATATTTCCGATCAGAGTCTTAATCCCATTCCAGATAAATTCTGTTATACTGGATATATAAGTCCATGCCGTCTGCACAACACTCTCGATCGTATTCACAGCTCCGGACGCGATTGCTTTGATTGTTTCCCAAATTCCATGAAAGATCGCTTTGATCCCTTCCCATGCCAACCTCCAGTTACCCGTAAATATCCCTGCAATGAAATCAATCATGCCACTTAATGTGGTTATAATCCCATTGGTCACATCTGCCAGAGAAGACGCTATCACAAAAAGAGTATCCATGATCGCACTGCCTATGGAGCTTATCACCGGTGCCACATTGGTCACCAACCATATAATCAGTGGCTTAAGCAGTGCCTCCCACAAATCATTGAGCGCATCAAATACTTTTCCGGAAAATTCCAGAAACCGGTCAATTAATGGGCGAAGAACCGCAGAATCAAATTCACGAAATTTTAGAGCTACATCTTGTAATGTTGGAAGAATATATTCTTGAAAAGCTTTCAGAACAACATCTGTGATCTCTATAAATCCAGTCTTCAACGATTCAAACAGTGGATGAATATGGTCCCCATAAAGCGCCAGAAGCCCGTCCACAGTATCTGACACTGTATTAGATATCGTACCTGTCACTTCCTGCATGACATCCAGCAAGCCCTCAAGAGCTTCCTTTAAGCTGTCCTTATTCTCAATAAACGGCGCAGTCAGCAGGTCCAGGATATCCGCTCCCAGGTTCCCTGCCAGTTCTGTCAGACCCATGAACACATCTATAAATATGGTCATGAGATCAGCAGAAACCTGTTTTGCAGCATCTCCCCGCAAAACAGAGATAATTTCCGCAAATGCCGCTGCGAAATTGCCATAAATCTCTGCTCTCCTGGTTCTGATATTGAACATGGAAACCAGATAGTTTTTGATCCTCTCGCGGTTCTGCTCCAGACAGCGGTCCAGCCCGCCCAGCAGATTATCTGCGATGCTGGCACCGATACTGACGCCAGCACCGATTATCTTCCCAAAATTATAGAAGGACGTATCCGCAAAACGGTTCGCAGCCGCCACAACCTCCCGATCAGTAAAAATATCCTTAAGACTTGCCCGGATGCCAGTGATATGATTCCGGATGCTGTCAAATACAGAAGTATCCCCAAAACCATCCCAAAAGCCTTGTTTCACCAGTCCAGCCAATTCTCGGAACCGATCAATCAGTTTCGGATATTTGTTCTCCATCTCATCCAGTACGGAGGTATCTGCTTCTCCCATATTAAAGGTATCTGCATCATATCCTCCAGCACCAGCGCCTGTACCAGAAGCGTCCGGAGCTTGGATGATGTTTAACTCATCGATGCCGGTAGTGACACCCCTCAGCTCCTTCGCCGCCTTCTTGGCCGCATTGCCGGTACCGCTGACCGCATCCCCTGCAGCGTCAGCAGCATCCGCCACATCTGACATGCCTGCTGACGCAGATGCAGTCCCGCCTCCGGACCGCTTACCAGTCACCATCTCCGTGAATGCCTTAAAAGCATTGGCCAGACCCATGAGCTTCCCTATGATCGTATTGATGACCTTGATCACTGGTGTCAGTACATTGATCAGCCCCTGGCCGATCGTCGCCTTCAAACTGTCAAATTGCAGTTTCAGGACGCGGACCTGGTTTGCCCATCCATCACTGGTCCGAATAAAATCTCCAGATGCCAGTGATAGCTGCTCTTGTACAAACTGATACCGCAGAGATACCTTTTCCATTTCACTCATAGCACTTGTGGTTTTGCCATATCCATTGGCCAATGCATAGGCATCCAGAGCACTCTGAGTCATGACCACACCAAGGTCTTTCAATGATTCTGTTTCTCCAGTGAATACGGATTTCAGTTTTGTGTAGGACTCCTCCTGAGACAAGTTGTAGAAAGATGCCACGTCTCCTGCAAGTCCGGTCAGAGTCGTAGACATCTCATAAGCATTCCGCTCACCAAAACCAAATGCTTTGGCCATAGCGCCAAAAGTACCTGTGAATTGTTTGGCCATAGTCTCAGAAAGCCCAAAGCTGGTGATCGCATTTTTGGCAAATTCATCAACTTGGGCCGACATTCTCGAAAATGTGACATCCACTACATTCTGAACTTCATCCAGATCCGATCCCAGCTTCACACAGCTGGCACCGAAATCGATCAGTTTTTTGACTGAAAAGGCAGCTGCCAGAGCCAGACCGGCCTTCTTGGCAGTCCCCAGGATTCCATTTAACTGCCGTTTGAATCCTCTTTGATTGAGTTCCAGATCCAGGTCAATCCGACCGGCACTGCTTCCCATAACTGTTCCCTCCTACCCGCACATAGCTGCAAACATCCGTTCCAGGTCATTCATCCCTTTGCAAAAATCTTCATCTGTCATCTTCTGGGCTCTGCCTGCTTCCCGATCTTTCCATGCCCGATGAATCCGCATCTGATCTGATGTGAAGTGTTTGATCACCTCCGGATCTGATTCTGCCCGAATAGACACCACACGTCCCAGAACCGTATCCGGAGCAATTCCTGAAAGCAGTGTACGAAACTCATCCCAGGACACTTTCTCAAATTCCTTTGTCTGTATCCGCATCCCGTACTGCGACAAAAAGCTGGAGACCAGAAGATCCCAGTCTTCCAGCATGTCATAGTACGGGTCACTGCTCTCCCGGCGTATCGTCCCCCGTAATCAGGCTGATTGCAGACTGCACCACCGTAACAAAATCTCTAAATTTAAGTTTCAGCTTCTCGATCGTCTGTTTTGATTTTTCCGGGAACATCAGATCATAAGCCTCTTTGATCTCTTTTACTCCAGGTTCCTCTTTGGACATCAACCCCATCACCCTCAAAATGGTCGGCGCATCCGAGTTCACCTCGATCTGTCTCCCTTTGATGATCAGACACGGATTATCATCGAAATCGAGTTTCTCTGTAATATCAACTGTCTTTGCCATCTTCTATGCCCCCTCATTCACATTTTCCGGAGCCGGAGTAAAATCCGGCTTTCCATAACAGGTCACTTCAAATTCCAGGCCGTCAATATTCGTCGTATCGCCGCCGCCTGGTGTCGTTACGTTGACCACCACATCGCACGAAAGCTTTGCCCCCGACACCATGGTCCATTCGAACTTTGTCATAACATTCTGCCCAAACTTCCAGGCAAGCCCTGCGATATAATCATTTCCAGGATCTCCTACAGAACGTTTGCCTTTAAAGGCAAAGCTCAGTTTTTTTCCTGTCATCGAAGATTTGGCCCATCCCTCGGCGTCCATGGCATACCACTCTTCTGTCGTCCCATCAATAGACGGAGCAAAATTTTCCAGATCCGACGGCATTACCATCTGCTCGTCTGTACTGTCTGGTCCGTTAATCCCGAACTTAAATTTATTGTTGTGTACCGGAAATACTTTTCCCTTCACGTTTCGTCCTCCTCTCTCTGATAAACAAAATCCACCCAGATCACATATTCATAGACACCAGTATCATCCGTACCCACATCTATGGGAGCCGGCACCTGCAGGACCAGGAATCGAATCTCTGTATCTCCCAGCATCAGATCCGCTTCCTGGAGTATCCTCTGATACAGTTTCTGTGCCGTTTCCTCGGATTCTGACACATCCTTGTTCCAGTGCACCAGAAGGGAGATCCGCTTCACCCCATAACTGGTACAGGAAAGCCCGCCCAGCGCAACCAGAGCGGGCCCGTCTGCCTTCCGATTATAGATCCCGATCGACTTCGGTTTTTTGTTGTCCAGCTTCCCGATATAGACATGAGAATCTTCCGCGATCCCAAGTCCTGAGACATACTGCCGGACCTCCTTCAGTGTAAGCATCAGACATTGGCCTCCCTTCGGTATAATTCTTTGAACGCCTCCACTGCAAAATCTTCTTTACTCCCTCCAGGTTCCCAGTCCTCCAGCCACTTCCCTTTTGCATTTGGATTCTCAGTAGTCTGGAAATGATATTCTGGATGATAATACAATCGTCTGGCATACGGCGTAGATGTGACCAGCTTCACAAGTCCTTTATCTGACTGACTGCGGTCCAGGAAAGTACTCTCATTCTGCATGTTTCCTGTTTCAAAAGGCATTACCTGAGCCTGTACAATTTCTGTATGAACCGCTTCCGCTGTCTTCTCTAATGCACTGACCGCAGCGTCAGACAGTTGACGGAGCCGTGGCAGATTCAGTCTTATCCGTGAATTCACCTGCACTTATACCACCTCCAGCCTGCAAAAGTTGACGGTTCCATCTGGATTCCGGTTCTTGCTTCCCTGCTCAATTCGGCGCTCCTCTCCGTATATCGTTATGGTCCCGCCACTCAGCGTCGGCATTTCCGGGGCAATGTCCCCGGAAAACAGCGCGATACCTGTCAGCTGCACCAGTTTCTTCTCTGCCGTCAGGACCGTCTTGGCGCTATCCTGAAAATTACAGAACAGATCCAGATCCACTACATGCAACGGTGCTCCCATATTGCTCAGCTCCTCCGATTCCAGATGCACATGCACAGGCGTCCGGCAAAGGCGTTTCGGTACAAGACATGGATATTTCATAGTCTCACCTCGCCAGGCGGCAGCACAGCCCAGTCTGGGACAACAACGCGTAGGTGTCACGCTTCATGGCCACACCCTTTTCTATAAATACGTTCCAGGAGCTGCCAAACTGGGCGGACACACCATTGATGCTGTATCCCTGCAGGATGGTATTGATCTCATCAGCGTTTTCATACTCGAATTCCGCCTGCTGGCAGACCACCTCTTGGATCGTCTCCTGCTGAAACTTTGACAACACTGAAAAACCCTGACTTACGATCCGGTTGTAAGTCAGGGAATCCACATGGCGCGATGCCATCCGCAGCCTCTTCTCCAGTTCCTCCTCCGGGATCAGGCTGCCTTTGTACTCCTGATGATAATACGCAGCATCTGCATATGGTACCCAGCGCATATCATACACTCTCTTTCTTTTCTGCTGGCTTCTTGCCCTGCTTCTGATCTGGTGCCTTCTGTCCCATGCCCGCTTCCTTCAACCCCTCATTTTCTGCCTTCAGAGCTTCGATTTCCTTTTTCAGCTCCTCGTTCTCGACACAACGTTCTGCCGCCAGCTCCTGCAGTCTCTCGATCTCATGAGCTGCTTTCATGTGGTCATCATAGGGCACGGTGCGCCCACGGCCCCAGGCAATTTGCTCACCAGTCTCTTCGTAGATATCAAATCCTGCATCTACATAAGCTTTTTTCTGGTTCTCCTCAATGGTATACTGCTTATTTCCCTTTACCGCTTTCATGTCAGTCTCCTTTCACATTCATGGAACAGCCCTCAACTTTCTTCTCCAGAAGGAACAGATCCCCATAACAACGGTTCTGGTACAGATACCCATCCGCTGTCCGGCTGTCTGTTCCCGGCGTAAACAGCTTGATATAGCTGTACTTGTCGCGGCATACCACGCAGGAAGGGTGGATCAGTATCCAGTTGATCTGCTTCGCATCCGCAGCCACCACACAACCATCCGTAAAGTCATACTTTGTTTTCATTCTTGCCGCAGGCACCATCTTGATCGTTACGTCATCCAGACTATGTACCTTACGATTGATCGTAGACGGGGTGTTCACAGTCATGATCCGCTGAATACCTTCCGCCTCCTTGAGGATCTTTCTCATAGTAGGCGTCACATAAAGCAATCTTCCTTCCTCCGGCACTCCCGCCTCGTCCATGATCGCCATCTCGCTGTCGAACGTATCCAAAAAGACTGCCGCATCGATCACCGTGGAATCAATCCTGCCGGAATATGCCGTCAGCTCTGCGTGCAGTTTGGAATAACGATAGGAATCTTTTTCAGGAATCGCCTGTTCCGTCTCGAAGGTATTCTGGATATTCGCCACAGAGAGCGTGAGATTCGTCTCATCCATGTCCATGGGGTCCACCCAGAATTCCACGTCACGGTCATGTTCCAGCTTCTTTGCCTCCCAATCATTACTCAGGGTACCCATATTGAAGCCAGGAGTCCTTGTATGGTCCTTGTATCCAGATACCGTCATGCGCGGAAGCTTGATCGTCTGTGCATTGATGAATTTCACCTGCTGGTTGCTGTGTGTCAATGCATCTGAGCAAAGTTCCTTAGCGTATTTCTGCTGCAGAAGATCTGTGAATGTAGTTGCATAATCGTATACTGCCATTGTCATGGCCTCCTTTCTTTATAAGCCGAACGCCTTTTTTAATGCGTCCTCTGAATTGTTTG